GAACCGAAGGGCCACGGCCCTGGGTGATGCCGGTTCCCTCCCCTGTTATTTTATTTACGTTTAATTAAAAGCAAATTATCTACTGGGGGAATTGCTCCGCCGTAGCGTCGCACCCCCAGACCCCCTATGCGGCTACGCCGACAGGTGGAAGCAGAAGAATGGCGGCGCCGATGTCCCAGTTGGCATTCGTGGCGGAATTGTACAAAATCACCGCGCGCGGGCCCCCAATCGAGCCAGCGTCGCAATTACCGAACCGAAGGGCCACGGCCGTAAACGTCGCCTGACTGGCGCTCCGGTATAAACCGTCGCACCCGCCGAGGCTCGTACTGCCGTTATACGGCGGCACCGGGAAGTGTCCGAAGCCGGGAATTGTCCGGTAAATGTGCGGGTAACACCAGGAATTTTCTTCCGGTGCCTCCACGTCGATTCCGGTATCTAAATAAGTGGCACCTGTAAGATCGTAGGTGTAATTTCTGCTTACCTTAATACGGCCGTTTACGCACAACGTATACGGATCGCGCATATACTGATTCTGCGTAATAAGGACAAGGCTATGAAATACCTTATTAAGGCTTTTCCCGTCGCTGGTCCCGTAAAACTGGCCGCCACCCACTACTGCGTTCTGCTTTACGCCGTAGGTAGGCTCCAGGCTGGCATCGTAGCCGCTGCGGTTTCCGTAGCCGTAAGCCTCCTGTAAGTTTGTAGTGCCTGCAAACAAGATAAGCAGGTCAATGATTGTATTAACAATCGGACCGCCCAGGAACGCTGCGCGGGCGGAAAAATTGCTTATAGCCGTTTTTTCTGCCGCGGTGGCGTTGTTATAGCAAGGCTGCAGGCCCGATAAGCTTGCCATTTTGGGCGTCGTGCTGGCGTTCAAAATGGAGCCGTAGAACATCGGCAGCCACACGCCCTCAAGCTCGTTATTATCCGGATCAATAAAGCCGACCGGTTCATAGCCGTCGCGGGCCGTCATAGAAAAATTAACGTGCCTGTCATAGCCGACCATGTACTCCTGCTTATAAATCTTAGGAAGCCACGCAAAGGCTCCGCCGTCGTAAGAAGTGTTTGCAACGTCGGAGGCCGTTCCATCCTCCTTCTTGGTATAATCATTCTCATTAAGCCTGTAGTCAGGCGTTCCGTCGCTTTTAACCATATAGGGCTTGTTTCCTAAAATGATCGGATGGTCCGCCCAGTCGTTAAGGCTCATAGCGCCGGTGCTCTTATCAAGGGAAAGCGGCTTATAATTCTTATTGAGCCCTGTATACTCGATCCGCCCTCCGGTAGGGCTCAAGATCGCGTTATGCTCAATAAATCCCCACACCGGCTCTACGGCCAAAAGGTTGTAAACCTTGTCCAGTGTCGCCTTGTCTGCAATAAAAATCTTTTCTCCTGCTGCCATTACTCGTCTACCTCCTGAATATAAATTAAGCCGTTATCAATACCGAGTTTGTACTTCTGCTTTGTGGTATCGTCCCGGAGCTTGTTGGCGTCCTCCGCCAGAAGCGCGGCGCCGGTAGTGTTAATTGTTACGTTGGCGGAATTGTCAACGGTTGCGAAATAGTCCTGTATGATCTGCGCCGGATTATAGCCGTTGTAGGGCGGCATAAAGTCGCCGTTTTCTCCGGCCGTTACCGTTACGCTGTAAAGGACCTCGGTGCTGTCTGCGCCTCCTGCAGGCTTTGCGTATAAGCCCATCTCGTTAATATAGTAGCCCTGGCTTACCAGCGTTTCCTTTGTGACCGGATCCTGGTTGGTAATAAGGGCTGTTACCTTCACGCTATGGTCTGAATAAACATCTATGTCAGAAAGCGCATAGCTGTTTTTCTGGGCCTTCAGCGCGGTCCTGGCCTGTAAGGCTGCCAGCTCCTTTTCTGCTGCGGTATAGGTTCCGTTTCCGGTTGCGATCCGGGTAAATTCGATCTTAATCTCCCCGGCCTGCGCCCTGGTAAGAAGCGCGGCGCCTTTGTCCGTCATGACCGCATTATTAAATGGTTGTGGCATCTTCGTTTCCTCCTTCTGTTATAGTGGTTTTTGTGTATTTACTATTTGCCGCTGCTGCAGCATAAATAGTCGCTCTTACTGCCTCGCCTTCCTGGGTAAAGCCTTCCGTTATGGCGGCCGGTTTCGTCGTTCCTGTGGCCGCTGTGCCGGTTTTTATGGCCTCGGCGTAGACTTTCTCGCCCTCGAAGCTTAACGCCTCTCTGATGGCCGCCTGGCGCGTCTGGCTGGCTTCTGCGGTGCCTGCGTGGACGCTGCCGTGAATATCTCCGGACGCCTTAAAGCCGTCAATGATGGCAGCAGGCCTGCTCGCCTGGAGGCTTCCGGCTACTGCGTAAATTGTCTGTGCCGCTGTCCGGCCGACATCGTAACCGTCAATAATGGGGGCCGGTTTATACTGTGGGGCGTGACAACACCCGGCATAAATCGTCTGCTCTATGGTCCGATGGATTTCTATTGCCTCGATATGGCTCCGGGTGTTTTTTACCCTTCGGATCATCTCCGAAAAGTACGTTGTCATATCCTCTGTTAAAAGGGCGTTTGTCTTAATCTTGAACCAGTACGGCTCCCCGCCATATTCAAACCATTCACTTACCTCGCCCTCTCCGAAAACAACGGCCACCAGCTCCTCAACGGCTGCCGGTGTTCCGGCCGTCATGTACCAGATCAAAGTATTCCGCACAAGGCTCCGTTTTGTTTCAATATCCAGGCTGTCGCTGTAATACTGTGTCCGGAGCTCCCGCGCTAAAAGGTCCAGTACCTTATGCGGCGCGGTGTCTATGCTGCAATATACATAACAAAGCTGTGTATATTTGTGTAAAAGCCGGGTTCCTTCCCGGATGGCAAGGCTGAACGCCTGGGCGGCCGGATCTGCCATAAGGTTGCGCGGCAGAATGTCCGCGATCTGCCCGTCGTAGTAGTTAATCATCCTCAAGCCCTCCATATACAATCTTCGTTGTTCCTGCCTGGGCCACCTCTGTTTCGCTTAAAACTGTAAACGCCGGTTCCCGGATGTCGGCCCGCTTGATTCCCGCCTTTTTCAAGAAGCTTAGAAGCTCATCCGGGTTAATATCCCGGCCGATTCCAGTGCTCTGCCATAGCTGATAATCTTTTACGGCCTGGGCCACCTGCTCCTGGATCTGCGTCGCGGATCCGGTGTCGCTGGTATTGATGTAATAGGTAAAATCTGTGTCATAGGTTACAACGTCCGGCGCCGCCACCTGTACTTTGTCCGTAAGCGGCCGTTTGCCCCGCTGTTGTAAGTGCTTCTCCATCTCCTGGATCATCGTTTCACTTGGGATGGTTCCGTCCTTTAAAATAAAGCGTATATCAACAACACCCGGCGTCGGCGAAGTCGGTAGAACGTCGCCGACCTCTGGGCTAAAATCCTTCGCGTGGTAAATATAAGCGTCATCCGGGCCTGCGGTGGAAAAGCTGGAAGGCGCCAGGTAGGTCCTTTCTGCGATGCTCTGATCGGATTCCACGCCAGTCCCTCCGGCCGT